GTATTGATAATAGTATTTTATTACATCCTAACGTGTTATTCTAGGATTGTAAAAGTATACTAATATGATAATATATTATTATTGTGAATATATGATGAGATTATTTATTTATATTATTTTAAGGAGGAAATCATCATGAAAATTAATAATAACGTAGCATGTCCAACAACAAAACTAGAAAAAATGGCTTTAGCTAATCTAAAATATAACTGTATTGAAAAGGATGCACTTATGCCTTTGTTTTTGCCATTAGCAGATGAAAATATCTGTAATGGCACAGTTTCCTTTATCGATAATTTATGTTTTATTTATAATAACGATGGCCTACATAGTGGCTACATTAAAGACTGGACAGGCCGTCCTGACGGGGCGGTTGAAATTGAAGTTGAATATGAGGATGGCCACATCCAAAATGAGGTACTAGGAATTCCTAGTAACTTGGATACATTGCTTGCATACTACTATGGTATTGGTAGATATCGTAAAGCTGCAATGTTAATTAAACGATATAAAAAGTTTATGTAGGAGATTAAAAAATGTATGTAGTATACGTTGGCGTCTTAAATCACTTTAGATGTGATAATATGGCCGAAGCCATAGGGATGCTTGAATATTATGGATATCAAACTGGTAAGATATATAAAGTTAAAGAAGGCGGTAGACTAGAACTAGTCTATGAATATCATAAATAATAAAAAGATCCCCATGGAGTTCAACTCCATGGGGTCTTATATTATTTTTTTTTCTTAGGATTTAAATCTGGATAGTTGATATAAATTCTATTATAGTCAAAACGTAAAGTTTCTTTACGTGCTAATTCTTCACGAAGCTTTTCATACTTGCTGTAAAGAATAGAGTATTTAGAACGTAGTTTATCATCAAGATCATCTTCTGATAATACACCATCGATGATAGATAAACGAGTATTGATAGAATGAAGCATAAGCAATGCATCATTTTCATCTTCTACGTTGCGTAAACGTAGTTGATATTCATAGAGATCATTTTCATAATCTCTGACTGCACTATATCTGAAGGATTTCGATGTGTCCCTATATTTCTTCATAGCCCAGTCAATAGGACCTGCTTCTAGTAAAGAGTTGTCATCGATACGACTCAAAGCAGTAATTACACGTTCAATTTCACGTTTTACCAATCTAATAGAAGTATATTCTAAAGATTTACGTAATCCCTTGATTGTAATAATGCGGTTAGATAATACATCATTATACACAGATAAACACCATGCAATAATTGTAGATGTATCTTTCTTACCACCAGTTAGATAATTAATATATCCATAATCTTTAAGCTTCTTAATAGAAGTTTCAAGATCCATGCCAAATCCACAACTAATGAGGAAATCATCAGCAAGTAACGTACTATGATCTTTGAACATCACTGAAGTTATCTTCCAAATAAGATCTTTAAAGCCGAATGTCAATAGTACTGCATAGTTAATAGTGCTAGCTCTACGGATAGTACTATTAGTTTTATCTAAGTATACATCAATTTCAGCTCTAGCAATATCTATAGCAGAAGATGAATTTACTAATGCTCCTACATCATGTAGGATTAAAGCTAAGATTTCTCTATTAGATAAGTTGAGGACTGGATCAAACAACTTAGAATCTAATTCTAAATAATACTTAGTAATTTTAGATTTGTCTTGATGATCAGTATCGTATGCAAATGGATCACTTAAGATGATATCATAAATATCATTATCTTTAATGATAGGCATTACACAGATACCAAAGAAAGCTTTATCTGTATTACGAGTATACAATGCCACGTTACAAGACGAACCAGTGAAAAACATATTTAACTCATGAGCTAATTGTCTTAATAGTTCTGGGTCTTGGTTAGTGCGGAGTTGTTCAATAATAGATATACAATCATGAAAATCATAATTGTTCATATCTAATCCCCTTTCCTTTAAAGTCAAGGAAATGCCTAGGGTCTATAATGACCCTAGGCGTTTATTTCCTAGATTAGATTAAGGTTTTACATATTCAACTTTTTCTGGAGCTGTAATGTCTTTCTTAGCATCGTTTACTTTAGTGTAAGCAGAAGCATTTGGATAGCCACCAGCTGTACCAGCAGAAGTCATAGTATCAGGAATATATGTAGTGTAATCGTTCATGAGGTTACGTCCGATAGGATCAGTATTTTCATAACGAGTACGTAAACCAGTAGGGTTAATGATCTTAACACGACCTTGAACTGGTTGATAGCTTACCAATTTGAAGCGTTCGAACGCATGAACTGCTGGCAATGCATAGTTTTGTGCGTTGCGAATTTCATTGGATAAGTATAATTGATAATCGTAAATGCAATAGATTACACGATCGCTATTACGAGGGTTTAACAAGATGATCAAGTTTTGGTTGTTACGAAGTTTATCAGATGCAACGAAGTTGTAAACACGTTTGTCGCTAGTTACAACTGTACGGTTGAAGTCTAATTCAACAGGACCAATGGAACTTGGAGCTTGATAAGTGTAAGTGGTAGGAGTGATCTTACGGATCAATGCAGGGTTACCAATTACAGAGATAGTAATGTTAGGGTCATTCAATACTTGGATCATTGTTTGAGCGTAGTTGTCCAAAGCATCCATGAATGTTTTGTGACGGTATTCTACTTGATCCAATGCATAACCTTCTGGTGGAGCGAAGTCAAATACTTCAGCGATTTTGTTAGCTGCAGGCATAGTTACAAAGTCATTATCCAATTCTTTATGGATTTTGTCATCTTTCCATGTGCCTAAAGCAGTTTTGAACAAGGAAAGGATATTAGTCAATTGATCTTCATTATAAAGAGCTTGAATATCTTTTACTTCTTCAGGGCTGATTGGTGTATTGATTGGGAATGCATCAGGAATTTCCACGATGTTTGTTTGAGAATCCCAACGTACAGAGCAAGTATTAAGCATTGCAGAGGAAGTATCACGACGTACAGACAATACAACTTTAGTTACAGCTGTATCAGAGCAGTAAAGCATAAATTTATTGTCTTTCATGAAGCCGGATAAGATACCTTCCAAAGTTTTAGGAGTGCCTGCAGTTGCTTCATAAGTAACAGAGAAACGAGTCATCATTTGACGATCGATTTCGCCATAGCTTGGGTCGAAGCGGCATTCTTGAATAGGAAGAGCTACTTCAATTGCAGTAGCTGTAGTGATTTCACCTGCTGTTACTGGTACTAATTGATGTGTAGCGCTGTCTTCTTTCATCATACCAGCTTTAGGAATAGCAGATACGATTACATGAGTTACTGCAGATTCGATAGAGAAGTTATCAATGTTTGGTACAAGACCAGAAGCACCGAATACAGCTTTACGAATTTCAGTTTGTTTGGAGTCATCACCAGGGTTCAATGGCAAGCCAACTACTACTTGTTTAGTAGGAGCTGCAGATTGGATCGCATCAAACATTTCATTTTGTTGAGTGAACATGTCGATTTCGCGACCTTCTGGAGTAACCAACTTACGAATTTTCATTGTAAGTGTGAATTTAGGAGTTTTAGCAACTGCTTTGTTGATAGCGCCTTTATCGAAGACGTTGTTCATCAACAAATTTTTGTGCAATGGGAATACAAGACCCATAACTGGATTGTATGCAGACAAAGCGGAAGATTCCAAGAACGCATTGCGGTCATTGTCGAATTGAGCTTCCATCATTGCCATATGATCAGCATAACCATCTGGATTACCTAATGCTGTATATTCTTCAGCATCAGCGGAATTTTCAGTAAAGAAATTTTTAACAGTTTCAACACTTGCTGGGTCCATCATAATACGACGCATGTCTGTAAAGAATTCGGAACCAGATTCGTGCTGAATATCTTCAGCCATTTCACGAATAGCTGTAGCGTATTGGCGAGTAGCAGGAGTCACATAACCACGACCCATAACTACGTCAGCGCGAGATTCACCTACAACTGGCATAATCATTTTCTCCTTTCGGGATGTACAATTTATTTTTATTATATTAGGTATCTATAGGGACACCAAAATATTTACTATATTGTTATATCGCATAATTCTATACCATTTACTTTTTAACAGGTTCTTCTGGTGCTATAGACTCAATCAGAACTACAATTCGATCTAAACACCAAAGTGCATAGTAAAAGTCAGATTTATTTTCGATATATGTCTTAGTATGATAAGTTTTAGTGATATAATGTAAAGTCATATCAGCTAGTTTATCTAAAGCATTAGATACTCTGATTATGATTTGCATATTATCACTATTCTTATTAACATATTCAACTTTTTGTTTGAAAGATTTAATTAGATTGTATAATTCTATAAATTTATCTTTCAATTCTTTATTTCTGATGGCTTTTTGTTCATCAGTTAAATCATCATAGATTTCATTTTCTAATCCTTCTAATGGATCAGAAGAATCACTGGTATCTCCGTCAGTAGAATCTGTGGAATCTCCATCTCCACTGTCTAAAGAATCAGTATCATCACCGCCATCAGATCCATCATCTGATAAATCATCAGGTTCCATATTATCAGAACCACCACCAAGATCATCTGGTTCATTAGATGAATCAGTATTATCTGATCCAGAGTCGTCACCAGATAAATCATCAGGTTCATCTACTCCACCATCATTATTATCATCTGGAGTATCATCACCTTCTGTATCTTCAGTTGGTTCTCCATCGCCTAGATCATCTGGTTCATCACCAGTCTCTAAGTCATCAGGATTATCATTAGTATCATCTAAAGTGATATCTTCTTCCCCATCGTCAGATGGTTCATCATCTGATAGATCTTCAGGTTCATCATCGCCATTAGGATCTTCTTCCCCTAGATCTTCTGGTTCATTATCATCATCGACGACTCCATCACCGTCTGCATCAGGATCCCCATCAGTTAAATCTTCAGGTTGATCATCAGGTTCATCATCAGAATCTAATGGATTATCAACGACAACTGGAGGAGGAGTTTCCTCCTCTTCCTTTTTGTCGTCTTTTTTCTTTTTTTTATCTTTATCATCATCTGCTTCAGTAAATACCGCAGATGTTAAAAGAGAATCTACATATTCAGAAAAATTCATCTATATTATCTCCTTATTAGTCATCATCGCGGTTACTATTACCAGGGACGTGCTCACCGTGTTTAAATGTCATATTATAAGCTAGTCTAGCTCTTTGAGTTTCTAGCCGTTTCTTAATTTTTAACAATTCACGTTGTTTTTCGAGTTGATTATCATCTTCAGCTTTCTTAAGATATCTCTTAGTCATTTCTAATTCAACATCAATTTCTTCAAGAACTTTTCTACGTTCCTTGGATTGCGCATTCATAGCCATGCCTAGATACCCTAATATAGCAACAACGGATAATGCGGGATTGATTAATGCAGCAATTCCACTAGTGATAGCCAATTTAACAATACGGCTAGCCTTAGGAAGAATATTACCAGCAATAACTGCTTCTCTGTTTTCAGATTCAAATTCTTTATTATCAATAATACGTTTTAGTTGATCCATTTGAGCATCAAATTGACGGCTAATATTGACAACGCTATCATCTAATTCACCAATCTTAGATTTGATCTTTTGAGATGCAACTTTAATAGTATTAATGATATCCATTTCATTTACTACTGTAGGATATTTAGCAAAGTCATAAATACAGTTGCTATATCCTTCTAGCACTTTAAGATGAGCAATAGCTTCATCGATATTAGCATTATTATGATCAATAATAGAGCAATCTTCTACATTATCGTTATATTGTCGTAATGCTTCAGCTTTATCTTTTAGATTATCAATTCTTACATAATCATCAGCTGTTTTATGTTTAATAGAACGGCAATCTCTTAGATGGCGTTTAAATACATCAGATAATTCTTCTGGATCTAAAAGAGAAGGATTATGTTTAGCTATATTAGCAATATTTACAATAGTTTGAGTATCATATCTATCAATAGAATCTTCTACGCATTCAATTAAGTTGCGTTTATAGATGTTTTCCATTGCAGAGTTCATAATATCTAATTTTTCAGATAATGCGTTTACATTAATTTCTTTATCCTTTGTAGTATCAGTACTAATAGATTCTACAGTAGAAATAAAGTCATCAAATTTAGTAGCTAAAGCTTCATCATTATCCATATTTAGATCTTCTTTATATTTAGCATATAAAGAAGCAATTAAGATAAGTTTATCTAACTTATCTTTACTTTTTTCTTCTAATACTTTATTATTAAAGTCTACTAGAATATTAGCATATTCAGTTAGATCTGTATTAATAGATTTTAGAGTAAGAATGATATTTTC